GGTTTCTTTTGTAAATCTTGTAAGAAACTCTTTGTAAACTTATCTTTTTCTTCACCATTTATTAATGTTGCTGTTGACTGTGCTCTTTCATCATATATTTCAGTATTTGCATAGAAATTTGATGATAATGCATTTTGTAATCTCTCAACAGGTCTTTCTAATCCCTGTCCACCAATAAATGAAACTTGTAATTGAACATTTGCTAACATTGGTTGAACACCGATTCCCTCGGGATTTAAATCCCATACACTATCTTCAAATGTGATATTAACATCTCTAATAATAATTTTAGAATGATAAAAATCACCAATTCTTAATACACAAATAGGTGGTGGTCCAAATGAAGTATTTCTAGCGTTTAAATCATTATCATCTGATACCCCTTTAATAGGTATTGTATTGCCAGGTCTTATACATTGTTGTAAGAACGTTAATCTAGCATTTAAACCCTCTGGTGTTGTTGAATGGAAACCCGGATGGAAATATTTTAATTTTTCTTTTAAAGAAGTAAATGCAATTGGGGAATCTTCTTCTAACTTTTTGAAATAATAACATTCAGAAAGTGTTTTCATAATGATTCTCTTCATTACGTCAATTGGTGGTTTTGGTTTTGTAATTGTAACAGGTTCACCGTCAGGAACTGTAGATATTTTTGGTATCTTGATTTTTTGAGCTTCTCCCGGTTGAACAGGTATCATATTTGCCTTGAACTTAACACCTACCTGTCTACAAAAGAACATGTTTGGTGCATAAATTTTAAGTCCGTTGGTATCATAAATAACTGTTTTACAATCTAATGCTCCATTAGGGTCCACACCTTTTAAACCTGATACATTCTCACCTTGACTTCTTACATTAAAAACAATTTCACCTTTTGAATTTTCATATCCAAGACTAGCAAATGATAAAGTATATTTGTTTGTTATACCATCATTCTTACTAGATAAAACTTCTTTTTCTGTTGGCCAAGCCCATTTATTAATAGGAACTGTTGTTCCTTCTTTTTTAATTTTTTCTATAATATCAGTAATAACAGAATATGCTCTTCTTACACCCAATTCTAAATTATAATCATCATTAGCCGGCTCTGACGCAGTACCTAAAATTGTAAACTCCGCACTAGCAACTGTATTACCACTAATTGCAGATTTTAATTTAGCTAAAGTGGTATTAAGTGATTGATAGTTGGTTTCTAATTGTGTAAAACCACCGGTAACTCTTTGGACTTGTTTATTTAAAGTTGTACCTGTATCTGTTATTTGTGATTTCTCAACACCAAAAATTGTTTTAATATCTTTTAATTGATTTGCACTTGGTGTACTATCACTTAATAACGCACTTAATTTATTATAAGTGTTTGCAGTATATGTTGGTTTTGAACTAATATAATCAGAATATGCTGTACTATATTTTGTTTCTGTTTTTACTCCACCTGTGGGTATATCATTATAGAAAAATAATGAAATACTAAGGGGTTGTGGTGTGTCTGCAGAATTATTTGTTTTTTCCGCAGTATTAGGTTTTGTCTCCTCAACCTCATCAAATTTATATTTGTATTTTTGAATTACGGTCTTATCTTTACTTTCATTCAAATAATCTTTTATTTTTTGGATGTCATCACTATCTAAATTAGAATATTTTTTTACTAAACTATAAAAATCTAATTCTTCACAACCAGCAAAAAATGCGTTTATATAATTGTCAGCTTCTTCATCTGACATTCCTTTAAAGTGTTCTCTTACTAAAAGATTTAATATACTTGGGTGGTCAACAACAACCTTAAATCCAACTTGTCCACTTCTTTCAGTATTTTGATATGTGTATATTGGTTCGGGTCTACCTAAAAATGAATTTGTTTCCCATCTTGCTGTGTTTTGTTCACTAATTTTTAAATCATATGGTGGAAACCACATAACTCTACCACCATTAGGACCTCTTTCACATGCGGGTAAATCTTGTACAGTAAAACCCGGTATTGTTGATGTTTTCCACGCTAAGTTTTCAATTGAAAACATGTATTTCTTTGCAATGAAAGTACTTCCGTCTTTCATTATATTAGTAGAATTATCAAAAGACTTTCTACCATTTGACATCGGTGCAATGTTAAGATTCCAAACTCTACTTTGCCCTCCCATTACACTACCATCAAATTTTCTTAACATGTTTTGTCTTTTCATGGTATCGGAATAATTCATGTATGAACGGTCTTTTGTCCATACTCTACAATATTCAACACCACTTTCGGTTCCTGTAAATTTGTCTGTATATTTTACCGCAGAACCTCTTGATATCATTGTGTCACCATCTTTGAAAACTCTACTTGTTTGGTCAATAACATTTGCAATATGTGAACGCATTTCGGAACCATTACCCGGCATTGTGTTTAACAATTGTTGTGTTTTACCTAAAATAGAATCTTCTCTAAAATTATATTTTGTTGATAGTGTTCCCTCAAATGTGGTTTGTTCTGCGGAAGCATATTCTTTATTATACTCACCTAATTTATTTCTTGAATTAGAACTGTACCAAGTTAGATTACCTCCGATAGAACCTCCTTCGGTAATATTTTTACCTCTATGGAAAAGTTTTGCGGATGTTTCATCAAACATCAAAGAAAGATAGTAACTACTTCTTACTTGATTATCATTGAAATCACCCATAGCAAACTTAACATCGTTTGCTCTATCGTCACCAATATACGCTAAACCTTTTGGTGCTTCTGCACCTAATAATGTTTTTACACCTTGACCTATTTTATCAACAAACGAAAATATTTTTGATGATTGTTGTGACCTAGCACTTGTGGTATAGTTAGGTGCGTATCTATTAAATGTTAATGAATCATAAAGTCTATATTTTGACCCATCACCCATATATTCAATTAATAAATCAGATGGTTTTCTTGATAACTTTGGTCTTCTTTGTATACCGATTAATGAACCTAGTACACCTGTAGTATCTTGCCAAATTTTACCTAATTCTGTTTTAGCTTCGGGTCTATAGTTAACAGGGTTCGCGGGATTACTTAAATAGTCACCAGGTATTTCTGTAAATGGTAATTGTGTTCCTGAAACTGTTTGTAAAAAATCAATACCTTTACCAAGAATGGTTTTTGCAACCGTAATTTTGTTATTTGGTTCAATTAAAGGTTCACGACCTGTAATGATATTCAATGCGGTTGCAGTGTTACCATTTAATGCATCTAATATTCTTGCCTTACCATTAATTGTTCTATCTAAATTAGACGCAATTCTTGATTGAATTGGTCCATTTCTATCTGTTGAAATATATTTTGCTGCGAACTTGAATAATTCAGATTCGGTATTATATGTACCATTAGAAAAAATACTAACTAAATTGTAATCACCCGCAGTAAAATAAGGATACAAATTTAAATTAGCTCTTCTTGGTAAATTGTCTAAATTTTCTTTTATGAAATATTCTGTCGGTTTAAAAACATTACTTGTTTTTGGTACCGATAAATCTGTTGTTCTATTTGTATCAACTGCACCCGGGTCTACATTTGCTAAATCACTTAAATTTTGCAATTCATAATTCGAATTAGTAAAAGATTGCGGACCATTAGGGGGTTGTAATGTTTTCCCTAAAATATAATCCCTAAATCTTTTGGTTGAATCAAAATCTAAATAACTTGGCATTAGTTCTTTTTATATTATAAATAGATTTATTTATTTTTTAACAGCCACTTCTGGTGTTGTATATTCATTTTTATCAGAAACATAAAAATCACTGAATACACTTGGGTCTTTTATAACTTCTCTTCTCCAACCATCCATTAAAGCCGGTCCTCCCTTAATATCGTGATTAACATTTACATTTACATTTTTATTAAGTTGTGCTTGAGTAACTCCAAGTGCTTTTCTTAATTCCTCACCTGCAATTTCTTTCGCATTTTCTTGTGTTAATGTTGCTTTTGGTGGTTCTACTTTACCCTTTTGATTAGGACCAGTAGCTAAATTAAGAATATCTCTAAGTCCAGTATTAACACCCGCAGCAATAGCAGGAACCGCTTTTTGTGTTGCGTCAGATGCCGCCTTTAAACTAATACCCATTTTATCGGCTAACTCCCTAACCGTTCTTGTTCCTGTTAAAGCAATTGATTTAACCAAAAATGAAACATCTCTTCTAATGTTTTCAATATCAGTAGCCTGATTTCTTACAATTTGATTTGTTGTTAAATCTTTAAATTCTTCTCTATATTGTAATAATGTTTGTGCTTGTGCATCTGTTAAATTATCAACAGATACTTCTTGTAATCCTCCGAAAGCCTCTTGTAATTTTTTAGAACCCGATATATCGATGGTCATTTTACCATCTTTCATTTGTGATAAATTGGTTAGGAACTCTTTGTCATCGTCTTGTATTCCTAATCCACCTAATAATTCTTTAGCTGATAATCTTTCTTGTGTTGCAATTGCACTCTTAGCAAGTTCATTGTATGAAATACCTAATGAAGCGGCCATCTCTTTAGCTCTTCTTAAATTAACACCTGTAATTTCAAATCTACCTTGTTCTTGATTGTATGTTGCTAATGAACCCGCAGCACCGATTAATGCGTCTTGTAAACCTTCAACATTATTGGTGGCCATATACATTAATTTAAGTGGGTCATTGAAATCTCCAATAGCTCCACCTAACACTTGTAAATTCGCAGCAACATCTAATGCTTTTTCAGGTGTAAAGACGTTATCTGCAAGTTTATAAACTTCATCCATACTAAGTCTAAACTCTATGGATTTTTGAACCATTCTTGCTAAACCATCAACTCCTTTTTGGAATCCATATTCATTTAATCTGCCAATATCTTTACTTAATCCTGCTGCAACCTTTTGTGAATTTAAACCTAATTCCAATGAACCTTTTCCCGCTCTTTCAACTGAATCTATTGTACCTTTTGTTCCAATACCCACTTTTTCAAATTCGGGTACCATTGCAACAAGTTTTTCCATGTTACCAACAAATGCTTGACCAACTTCACCAGCCCTTTCAAAAGTTTGCTGATTCACTAAATTAAATCTACCAGAATTTTCAACTAACGATTTTGCACTTGACGCTAATTGTTCATATGTTACACCTAATTGTGCTAGTCTAGGTCCCGCGTTTTGTATTTCCTCTCTATAATCTTTTGATAATTGACCTGTTAAACCAGTATTTTTATTAATGTCTTCTAATAGTTTCTTTTGATTTTGGTATTCAACTGTGATTTGATTTGCACCTGCAACTAAAAGATTAGAAGCAATTTTGTCAGGACTAAGTAATTTATCATCTTTTGAGATTAAATTCATAGCACTACTAGTATTGATACTTTGAGAAATATCTTCGTAATAACCTCCTGATTCTTGTGACTTTAATGCTGCTTTTATTCCTCCAATAAATGTTGTTGCACCAGGACCCTTTTGTCTCCGCATTCCTGAGTCGTAATATCTCGACATTTTATTGATTTCATCGTCGTTTGGTGATTCACCGGACTGCCACTGGTCCAACGCTCTAGAAAACGCAACGTTACATTCTTCGTATGTTTTATTATTTCTTATGTAATAATCAACATTGGGTCTGTTCTTAGCCATATAACATAAATAGATTAATCACTATTTTTCATTTCAATAATGTATGAAATATAGTATCTTCTTATATAAACAGGCATAGTAAGAATATCTCCATATGAGAATCCTTCTTTAACTAAAAAATGAATTTCGGATAATTGATTTTTCTTATATTCCGTAGAAAGGGCGAAAAAAGTCAACCCCAAACCCAATTCTAAATTGGATTTCTTCTCCTGACGGGGTTTTTGCTGTTTGTGTTAAGTCTAATCCGGGTTTGTTATCGGATACATATTTTCTAAAATCTTGAGAATCTTTGATTGGCATTGCTTCTATGAAATTTCTGATATTCATGGGGTCTTTATTGCCCTCAATTGATTTTATCATATTTTCAAGTCTTTTGGTTATAATGGGTGCAATTCCTACTCCATTCCAAGATTTATTTAAATCATCAATTTCTTTTTCTTGTTTTTGATTTAAAAATTTAAATGTAATATTAACTTTGGACTTTTCCATGTAATATGGGTATTCACCATTTACGTCAGGTTCTAATGTAAACGGTTTAAAATCTAATGAACTTAAATCTACCTTTACTTCAAAGTCTTCGTTTGTTTTAGGGTCTGTAACTGTAACAGTATATTCGGAACCAAATGCGGTATTTCTTAGGAAGATTAAAATTGCTTCTTTATCCTCATCAACAATATCATCAATAGTAATATCTTTATCTAAAATTTTTCTTTTTAGTAATTCGGTAACAATTTGTGATGTTTGTATTAAATTGGGTGATGCTAATATATTTTCATCGGCTGCCGTTAAATAAGCAACTCTTAATGATTTTTTATTATTTGTATAATGAATACCTCTACTTGGTAATTCAACTACATCATAAGCAATTCTTGGGTCAATTCTTAATTCTTCCATATTGTAAGTTTACCATATAACTACAATAAAGTAAAGTTTTAATACAAAATAAAAAACCGGTAACCTATTAGACAGATTTACTAATTTGGTTACCGGCTTTGAAAATATAATTAAAATATTAGTATACTTGTATACAACGGTCCATTCTCAAGTTACAAGTAATATTTGCAATATCATCTCTTGAATAGTCCAATTCACCAAAATCAAGGTTTGTAATGAATGTTCCTTGAAGAATCCATTTTTCAATTACAACTCCTGTTGGGTCTAACATTTCTAATTCAATGTCTTTTTTGTATCCTGCAGCATATCCCATACGACCTGTTACTGATTCTGCGTGTAAACGGAACCATTCCATAAGTGCTTGAGACGCTGAAGGACCAATTGGGTCTCTAAATGTAACTCTTATTTCATCCCACTCGAATCTACCTGCAACGTAAGTTGATGTATTCAAGAAAGGAATTTCTGTTGATTTGATTTTTGCCTTAGGTCTAGCCGCTGAACTAACAAACCACTCGTTAATTCCCAAAGATGATGGGAAACGAACAATAAATCTGTTCTGTCTTTTTGGTTCATACGGAACCGGCATTTTCATTAGTAAATCTGCCATTTTGTGTTAATTAATTTTTTATGTTATTTTACTTCTTATAAATATATCTTAAATAGAAAATAAATTAATTATTGGGTGCTACTTGAATTTATAAAATTTTTTTCGTAGTTTTTTACAAACCCAGTATAAAAAGCTCCAGTATTATTTAATATTTCTAATTTATTAT